TTCGGCTACAACGACTACAGCAACAACGGCAACGTGTCCTCGATCACTGCCTTCTCCGATCAAGGCAACGGCGGCCGCAACACGCTGGCCGACAACACCTTCGCCACCGGCTACACCGTCGGCGCGGGCAGTCCGTTCCTGGCTTTCCTGTTGCTCAACGGCGACACCAGCCTCGGCTTTAGCATCGGCGTCGATGTCAACGATACCAATCAGGCGCAGACGTTGAACTCGTTTTTCTTCCTCGACTTCACCACGCATACCGTGCTGGCGTCCTTTACCGGCGGCACCACCGGCAACGTGCCGTCGAAGAACAACGGCACCGGCTTCCCGGACTACTCCATCACCGGGGCGCTGCTGAACCTCAACGATGTTCATGTGGGCGATACGATCGGTTTCGTGGCTCTCATGAGTGGCCTCAACGATGGACCGGACTCGTTCTTCATCGAGGCGGCGCCGGCGGCGGCGCAGACCCCGCTGCCGGCCTCGGCCTTCCTGTTCGGCATCGGCCTCGTCGGCCTCGCCGGGCTGGTGCGTAAGCGTCAGTCCAACAGACTTGCGTAGGCAACAGCCCGCCGGGTTGCCACCATCCATTCGATCCCGCTTCCCGGCGGGCCACCGTTCCTTCACAGCGAGGCCAGGCATGAGCACAGACCACGCCCGCAAGGTTCTCATGGCGTTTTACGGGGAGGATGGAGAAATGAACACGGCAGACGAAATCGCCGAGGTCCCGATCGAGAAGCTGCGGGACGCCGTCAACGACGTGTCCATACAGCTCGAGGAACTGCGCGAGCGCATGGCGGCCGTCATCAACGAGATGGCCTCGGATATCGCCGAGATCGCCGGGACGCGGCCGTTCCAGGACTACCAGGGCGTGGACATAGTGGGCGCCATCGAGGCGCTCCTCGACGAGGCCGTCCTCATGCCCGGCACCCAGCGGCCGACGCTGCCGGACACGCCCGGCGCCCGCAAGGCCCTCCTCGCCCTCTACGACGCCGTGGGACGCGACAAGCCAGAATGAGGAGGCAAGCGATGTCGCTCGATTGGTATCCTTGGTATGCGGCGCATTACCGCCGCGACACCCTCCACCTGACGCTTGCCGAAGATGGCGCCTACCGTCGCCTGATTGACGAGTACATGGCCCGCGGAGGGCCGCTCCCGGACGACGACACGGCCTTGGCGCGCATCCTGGGGACAACTATCCAGGAATGGCTTTCGGTTGCTCCTAAAATCAGGCCGTTTTTTCGCAAATCCGGGGATGTTTTGAAAAACCCAAGATGCGACAAGGAATTACATGCAAGAGCAATGCATGTGCATAGCAAACGCATCAACGCCAGGAAGGCTGCGGCCTCCCGATGGGAAAAACAAAATGAAACCAACGAACTAGATGCAAGTGCATTGCAGACGCAAAGCCCAAGCAATGCAGATGCAATGCAAAACGATGCCACACTACACTACAATACAAATCAACAGCCTTTCTTTGCTGAGCCGCGCGAGGAGTTATCCACACCCCGCCCCAGCCAAAACCGCGCCGCTTCCCCAGCACTCGAAGCCGCCATCAAAAAAAAAGGCTGGAGCCCCCCTGACAAAGAAAGCGGACTTCCGAGGAAGGAAGGAAGGCAAGCAAACGGCCTCGGCGACGGTCGCAGCCTTGAGCAAATCGTCCGCGACAAAGGCTGGACTGCCGAAGAGCCACCCATCACATCGAAGCTGCTCGCATGAAGCCGCTGGCCATCGATCTCTTCTGCGGCCTCGGCGGCTGGACCGAGGCCTTGCTGGCCGAGGGCTACACCGTAGTGGGCTTCGACATCGAGCGGCACCAGTACGGCGACCACCGCTACCCGGCCCAGCTCGTCATCCAGGACGTGCTGACGCTGCACGGCAGCCAGTTCCGCGACGCCGCGCTCATCGTCGCCAGTCCCCCCTGCCAGGCCTACAGCTACCGCGCCATGCCCTGGAAGCGCGCCAAGGCGCTGCCGCCGCCCGACAACACGCTGTTCGAGGCGTGCTTCCGCATCCAGCGCGAGGCGAGCGCGGCGGCCGGGCGGCATGTCCCGCTGGTGGTCGAGAACGTGCGCGGGGCGCAGAAATGGGTCGGGCGGGCGCGCTGGAACTTCGGCTCGTTCTACCTGTGGGGCGACGTGCCGGCGCTGATGCCGGTGACGTTCAAAGGTGTGAAAAATCCGGGCGGTGGCTCGTTTGATCGAAGCCGCCCCAGTTCATGGCATGAAAATCGACGCGAAAATGGCGGTGGCGATTGGTTTGTTGCTATCAAGAACACCGGCGGCTCCTGGTTCGCCATCGCCCACAACACGACCAGCGGCAAGGGGCGCAACCCGGATGGGCGGAAGACCGCGAAGGATGGCCTGGGCGGGTATGCTGGCAACTTCGGCTGGGACGACACGCCGTTGCGTCGCGGCAATTCCAAGTCTCCCGCCCGCAAGATGGCCTCAGCCATGATCGCCAAGATACCGCAGCCGCTCGCCCGCCATATCGCGCGGACATTCGTGCCTCTCGTCGAAGTCCCTCGCATAGCCGTCGAATAGGTAAGTACCACTGCCGAAAGCAGTCGAATTTCATGTCCCGAGCCGGCCGAAAGCGCACGCAACGCGGATATTTGTCCCGCGAAGTCAAGGACTTGTCTGGCCGTATCGCCACCAGCGAGCAGCCGCACCGGCGGACGCTTCCGGCCAGCCTGCGACTCTCCGAGAAGGCCGCAACGCCGCTCGGCCGGGTCAATCTGGTCGGCCTGATCACCGACGAGCAGCACGAGGCGGGGCAGCGCTTTCAGGTGACGGTGGGCGAGTATCGGGCGAGCATCGGGGCGCCCGGCAATGGCGCGCACGGCGGCGGCTATGCGTGTGCGCCGCGGTGGGACGCCGAACTCGGGAGCATGGTCTGCCTGGCGGCCGCTTGCGAGTGCCAGCGGCGCTGGGAGGCGTTTGACGGCGCGGCGCGGGCGCTGTGGAGCGCAGGCGCTGCGGCATCGACCATGGTGCGGTGGGTGGCGGTGCTGGGCGAGGAGCCGGGGCCAATGGTGAGTTGGCTGCGGGCCGGGCTGACGGCGCTGGTGGGCTTCTACGGGCTCGATCGGAGGAAAGCATGAGCGAGGAGACGCTTGACGAACCGCGAAAACAGGTATCCTGTGTGAAATATAAAATTGTTGTGTTGCGCCCTGTCAGCACAGACGGGCGGTTTATCCTCACCCCCCCAGCCCTCAGCCCACTGAACCGCCCGTTTCTTTTCCCGGCCGGCAGCACGCCGCCGGACCTAGGGTGTGGCCGCTTTAGCGGACGGCCCCACTCCCTCACCCCATGGATGGCTTCATGTCAGTAGGGCATTTGAAGCACGCGGCGAAAACAACCGAAGAGCTGTACCTCGTTTTAGGTGAGGCCGACACCTCGAGGCACTACGCCAAGCCGGTGAAGCTCGATACCTCGTGCGACATCCCGTATGCGGGCGGCGTGTCGGTCGACAGCCGCATGGTCTACATCGATCGGCGGCTTTACGACGATGTGCGAGCCGGCAAGGTCTGCGTCCGCGGCATGGGTTGGAAACAGATCATCAACTGCTTTGTCGAGCACGAGCACACCGAGAAGTCGGTCGACGACGGCGACAATCCCGTTGATGTCTACCAGGCGGCGCACGGCATGGCGACCGCCAAGGAATACGAGGCTGCCGAGGCGATCCTCGGCAAGGGCAAAGCCGATCGTTACGAGGATGCGCTCGAGCCGGCCCTGGCGGCCTGCGCCAGGCGCGATCCGGTCAAGGTGCCGAAGGATCTATGGGTCGGCCCCTATCTCGACGAGCCGACGGCGCGCGACAAGGAATTACTGCGGATATTCCGCGCCAAGGGCGTCACCGACGCATTCAAGCTGGCGAAGGGCGATCCGACCGTGATGTACCGCATGGCGGGGCGCAAGTGTGCCGACTGCGCCATGTACGAGCATCCGGGCAAGGACTTGTCGACGTGCGAGCTGGTGTGCGGGCTGGTGCGGAACAACCGACAGTGTGAGCGATACGTTTCCCGTGAAACAAAAGGCAGGCGCTGATGCCGAGCGTAAGCCAATCCCAATCACGCCTGATGGCGGCCGCGGCGCACACGCCCGGCGGCTATGGCGGCGTGCCGCAATCGGTCGGCAAGGACTTCAACGAGGCCGACACCGGCAAGAAGCGCTCGGCGCTGCCGGTGCGCGTCAAGAAGCTCAAGAAGCGCGGCCTGATATCCGATCGGGCGCTGGACAAGGCAAGGAGCCGGACATGAGCAAGAAGCAGGACAAGTACGAGGACAAGTACGCCGAGCACGAGGACGCGCCGTTGGCCGAGGGCGACCTCACGCCGGCGCAGCAAGCCGAGCTAGATGAGCGGGCCAAGCCGTGGCTGGAGCGGTTCAAGGCGGCGGTGGACGATGTAGCCGCTCGTCACGCACAGGGCACGGCGCCGTCGCCGGCCGTGGTGGCCGAGTTGCGGGCGCTCTACGCCGAGATGGACCCGAATGCGGCCACCGAGCCCACCGAGCCGGAACCGAAGTAGGAGGCGATCATGGCAGAGAGCATGAGGGCACTGGCGCGGCGCGGGTTGGTGTCGTCCAGGGGCGTGCAGAACGCCATCAACAACTCCACCAAGGTGCAGAAGTCCAAGATGGCGCCGTTTCATGGCCGCCAGAAGGACGAGGGCGAGGCGCACGGCCTCGGCCACGCCATTGCCAGGGTCGATGAAATCAATGCCAAGGCCACGCAGGCCGACCGCGCCAGGTCGGCGCCGAGCACCAAGGGGCGCTCAAGCGCACCGCAGGGCGGGCATGTCGGGGCGAGCCAGACGCCGACGCGCTACCAGATCGACAAGTTCCCGCGCGGCCAGGGCAAGACATTTCCGGCCGGCGGCAAGGTGAGCGCCAAGGGCAAGAAGAGCGTCGGCGTCAAGGGTCCGGCGGCCAAGCGCACCGGCGGCCCTGCGGGCAGCGGCCGAAACTACTATGGCGGCGGCAACCGCAACCCACCCGAAGGCGGGTGATCACCCGGTATCCTTCTCGTCATCGTCGAGCTCAAACTCGTACTGGTCGAGGTCGAAGTTGTCGTTGGCGGCCGGGTGATGGGCGATCAGGTGATGCCATTTGCAGAGGTGCTGCAGGTCCGAGGCGCGCTCGCGGCGGCCAACCGGATAGACGAGGTGGTGGAATTGCTCGGCGAGGTGCTTGCATCCGTCGATCTCGCAGATGCCGAGCGATCGGTGCCTGACTTCCTGGCAGACCAGCCGATACCATCGCGGGTAGGGATAGACGATCGTAGCGCGGCGTGAACGATAGACCTTGTTGGACATCGTGCGATCCTTTGTTAGGAACGCCCCGATAAAAACTGGAGAGTTGGAAGTTGTCGAGAATATCAAAGATATCTTTGATATCCTGAGGCGAGGAGGGCCAAAATGGCCAAGAAGCCTAAAAGGGAATTTCAAGTTAATTCGAAATTTTCATTGAATTTCGGACAAAGACTTCGTGATGCTGCCGATAGATGGAATATGGACGGAAAAGTTGGGCGTCTTGTTACGTACATAATAGAAAAAGATCATCCATTAGCTCGTAGAGGACTTAAGATACGCGACGAACTCATAGAGAAGAATAACATTCTAATAGAAAAACAGAACAAAATCATAGAGGAACAGAAAAAACTTTTGAAGAATTCATACGACGATGGCGTTGTGCGTGGCATTATATGGGCTGTTGCCCAACCTAAGGAGGCCGTATTACTTGTCGAACGATGGAGAGTAATCCATGGCCAACGCGCTGCGACGGGCTGATCGGATGAAGGTCGAGACGATCGGCGGCGAGCAGTTCACGGACGCGGCCGAGGCCGTTGATGCCGTGCCGACCACGCTCTCGGTCGACCCGCAGACCGCCAAGCTTGAGAAGGTCAAGGCCATCCGGGCGCAGGCGCAGGCGTTCAAGGCATTGCTGCGGGAGCTCGGCTCCAACCGATCGTTCTCGATCTCCCGGCAGCGGATAGAGGAGGCCGTCCACTGGGCGGTCGATGGGATCATCAATGAGCGGACCACTGAAAGACACCCGACGTGAGTTGCTGGCCCAGGCGCTGGCATCCGGCAAGAGCATGGTGGAGGCCAATGAACTCGCCGGCTATGCGAAAGGTAAGCCCTGCACCGGCACGAACGGCCATCGCCTCGCGCACCATCCCGCGGTGAGGGCGCGCATTGACGAAATCCAGGCCACCGCCATGGCCCGCACCCTGAAGCTCCAGGCCATCGCCGCGGTGCGCTCCGCGACCACCGTAGCCTCGCTGATCGCCGAGGCCGAGGAGGCCCGTGTCCTGGCGATGAAGATCAAAAATCCCGCCGCAGCCGTCGCCGCCATCAAGGAGAAGGGCATTCTCTCGGGCATGCGGATCGAGAAGAGCGAGCATCTGAACCGCAATGTTGAACAGCTCACCGACGACGAGCTTGCCGCCTATCTCACCACAGACGGCGGCGCGCCAGCTCCTGAAACGACGACGCATTAGGGCTTCGCTGGTAGCCTGGGCGCGCCACTGCGGCTATGAGCCGGCGCGGCACCATCGGTTGCTGATCGAGAAGCTGACGCAGGTTGCCAATGGCGAAATCGATCGTCTGGCTGTCTTTATGCCGCCCGGCTCGGCCAAGTCGACTTACGGCTCGATACTGTTTCCGCCGTGGTTCATGGCTCGCTCGCCTGGCCGCTCGATCATTGCGGCCTCGCACACCACCGAGCTTGCGCAGAAATGGGGCCGCAAGGTCCGCAATCTGATCGCCGAGCATGGCCCGACGCTGGCGGCGGTTCTTTCGCAAGACAGCCAAGCAGCGGGACGCTGGGCGCTTGCGTCGGGTGGCGAATACTATGCGGCAGGCGTTGGAACAGGCATCACCGGCTTCCGCGCCGATGGCGCCATCATCGACGACCCGATCCGGTCGCGCGAGGACGCGGACTCCGAGACGGTGAGGGAGCGAACCTGGGAGTGGTACAAATCGGACCTGCTGACGCGGCTGCGCCCAGGTGGCTTCGTGGTGCTCATTCAGACCAGATGGCACGAAGTGGACCTCGCCGGCATGGTGCTCGAGGAGATGGAGCGCGGTGGCGACCGCTGGAGCGTGCTGTCGCTGCCGGCGGAGGCCGAGGAGAACGACCCGCTGGGCCGCGCGCCCGGCGAATGGCTGTGGGATGATGCCTACGGCTATGCCAGGTTCCTGGCGCGGGAGAAGGCCACCCAGATACCGCGCAACTGGTCGGCGCTCTACCAGCAGCGCCCGACGCCTGAGACCGGAGACTACTTCAAGGAGGAGTGGCTGCGGCCGTATACGAAGGCGCCGGCGCGCGCCACGCTCAACGTCTATGGCGCGAGCGACTACGCGGTAACGAGCGACGGCGGCGACTACACGGTGCATGTGATCGTGGGCGTCGATCCCGATGGCAAGATGTGGCTGCTCGACCTGTGGCGCAAGCAGGCATCGTCCGATGTCTGGGTCGAGGGCGTCTGCGACCTCGTCCTGGAATGGAAGCCGTGGCTGTGGGCCGAGGAGCAGGGCCAGATCAAGTCCGGCATCGGGCCGTTCCTCGATCAAAGGCTGATCGAGCGCAAGGCCTGGATCGGTCGCGAGCAGTTTCCGACCCGCGGCGATAAGGCGGTGCGGGCGCAGTCCATCCGCGGCCGCATGGCGCTGCAGGGGCTGCACGTCCCGACCGCGGCGCCCTGGTATGCGGCATTCCGCTCCGAGCTCCTGAGCTTCCCGGCCGGCAAGCACGACGACCAGGTGGACGCGCTGGGGCTGCTGGGGCAGCTCCTCGACCAGGTGTCGAGCGGGCGCAAGCCCAAGGCGCCGATCCTCGAGGAAGAGGTCGGCTACAAGCCGTTCGAGAACGAGCCCGTCACCGATAGCTTCCTGGCAATGTAGAGGCACATAATGGCATTCGGCGGCCTTCCGGCACGATCGCAGAGCAATCCGGGCGATCAGCTCCCGAGGCGCAATATTCTCTCGGGCGTCGGCGTGCTCGGCGGGCGGCAATTCGGCGGCGATACCATGGGGCGCAACGCCGCGCGCAATAACTCCGGCTTCAAGTCGCAGACCGGGACAGTGGGCAACTGGGGCACCGAGGCGCCCGACGAATACGACTTCTCGGGCGACGAGGACGGCTATTTCCCGGTCACGCGACTACGGCAACAATATACCGACTATCTGGCAACGAAGGTGCTGGAATATGAGGAGCAGAAAGTCTCGCGCCACTACTATCACGGCGCGCACTGGACGGCCGAGGAAATCCGCATCCTCCGGCAGCGCAAGCAGCCGATCATCACATTCAACCGGATCAACCGAAAGGTTGACGGCATCACAGCGCTTGTGCAGCGACTTCGCCAAGACCCAAAGGCTTTTCCCCGATCGCCTAAGAATGCCGGCGGCGCCGAGCTCGCCACGCAATGCATCCGCGCCGCGCTCGACGGGATGGATTTCAAATATCTCGACTTCGAATGCACCAAGCAGGCCGCCATCGACGGCATCGGCGGAATCGAGCTCAAGCTGATCGAAGGCGACCATGGCGACCCGGATATTGGCGGTGATTTTATTTTCGGCGATGATTTTTTCTACGATCCTCGTTCTTACAAGCCTGATTTTAGTGACGCCCGTTATATGGGTATTGCTAAATGGTTGGACGTGGAGGCGGCAATCGAGCTTTTCCCCGACAAGGAGGAAGAGCTTAGAACCCTCATGGTCGACACGGGCTTCGATCTCACGACACATTCGGATCGCGAGTTCAAGTGGGTCTACGTCAACGAGCAAAGACTTCGACTGATCGAGCACTGGTACAAGCACAAAGGCAAATGGTACTGGGCGTTCTATTGCAGCTTCATTTTGCTTGATCAGGGCGTGTCGCCGTTCCTCGACGAGCGCAACCGCCCGATGAACCGGTATGTCATGTTCTCTGCCGCGGTCGACCACGATGGAGACAGATATGGTTTCGTCCGCAACCTCAAAGGCCCGCAAGACGAAGTCAACCAGCGACGGTCCAAGGCGCTCTTTATCTCGAACGTTACGCGCACTTTCGCGCAGAAAGGCTCGGTTGACGATGTGGAAACAGCTCGCCGAGAAAGCTCGCGCCCCGACGGATGGGTAGAATACAACAAGGGCTTCGAGAAGCCGATGCCGGACGATCGGCAGGCCGACCTGGCGGCGCAACTGCAACTCATGCAGACAGCGACGAGCGAAATCGATGGGTTTGCCAACATACGACCCGACGCCATCGGAGCGGATGACAGCACGTTTCATTCAGGGGTGGCGATTAATTACCTTCAAAAGGCCGGGATCGCCGAACTCGGTTCGTTCATACTGGCATATCGAGCGTGGAAACTGCGTGTTTATCGTACCGTGTGGAATATCGTCAAACGCACCTGGAACCAGGAGCGGTTCATCCGGGTCGGCACCGACGACACCCAAAAGCTGATTCAGATCAACGGTTTCGGCAAAGACCAATTCGGCCGTCCCGGCTTCATCAATGCGATCGGCGACATCGAGGTCGAGATCGTGCTGGACGAGGGGCCGGATAACGCCAACCTGATGCAGGACGCCTACGAGGTGCTGGCGCAACAGCCGCCGGGGACGATCCCGCCGCAAGTCCTGATCCAGATGATGCCGATCGCGGACAGCATCAAGAAGCAGCTCGTGCAGATGATGAGCCAGCAAGACCCGATGGCGCAGCAGGCCAAGCAATTGACCAACCAACGGCTCGGCGCCGAGGTGGACGAGAAGAAGGCCGGCACCATTCACCGCTATGCGCAGGCCGCCAAGGCGGCGTCCGAGGCGCACACCAACGTCACGGCGCTGGTGCATCAAGCCATGGGCATCACGCAGGCGGGCGTGCTGGATGCCAATACACCGGACCAGCCTGGGCAGGGTGGCCAGCAGCCGCCATCTGGACTGCCGCCGCCCGTGCAGCAACCACAGCCCATGCGCGTCCAGCCGTTCGCCCGGCCAGCAGCGCCTCGGCGTTTCGCACCAGCCCCGATGCGGCGGCCAGCTTAAGAGGTTCCCCATGCTCAGATTGCTTCTCGCCGCGCTGGCAACAGCGTGGTGCTCGGCCGCGTTTGCGCAGTCGGCGCCGCTCAAATACGACAGCCTCGCCTCCACCAACTCGACCCTGGTCGTTTCCGGCGCCGTGCAGCTTCGCGTGCTCGGCCTGTTCAATACCACGACCTCGATCTATTGGCTGAAGCTTTACGATCTTGCCGTGGCGCCGACCTGCGGCACCTCGGTCGTGAAGTGGAAGGTGCCGATCCCGTTCGCGGCCTCGAATGCCGGCGGCGGCGCCGTCATGCCGATCTCCGATGGCTTGGCATTCGCCAATGGCCTCGGCTTCTGCCTCACCGGACTGCAGGCCGACAGCGACACCACGGTGGCGGCGACCGGCCTGGCGCTCAATTTCGGCATCAAACAATGAGAATGCTCATAACGGCGCTTCTCATCGCCCTGGCATCGTCGGCGCCGGCGCAACTGCTGACCACGGAATATGGCTCAGGTGGCTTTAGCACCGTCGTGGTCGCCCCCTGCGGCACTGGCACGATCGATGTCAGCGGGACAAATCTGTGCATCCTTCCCTTAATGTTGGGGTTAGCGCGATGAGAAAATGGCTTCTGCGCATAGTCTATGCGGCGATCGTGCTGGCCCCTCCGGTGGCGCTGGCGGATTATCTGGCCACGGCAGGCGGCGCCACCACGGTGTTTGCCTTCGTCTGCTCGGCCACCAAGGTCTGCCCGGCATTCGTGCTGATCGACTCGACCAACGTCGAGAAGGCGACCGCCGGCAACCCGCTGCGGGTCGATCCCACCGGCACTACGCCACAGCCGGTCAATGCAACGCAGACAGGCACCTGGACGGTCCAACCCGGCAACACCGCTAACACGACCGCCTGGAAGGTGGACGGCTCGGCCGTCACGCAACCGGTGAGCCCGACCACTGCGGCGAACTGGGGCATCGGCACCACGACCTACAACAGTGCGCTTGTCGCCAATGGGCAGGTCGCGCTCGGGCAGTTCTTGACCGCCCCCGGCACCCTGACCACCACCAACATGGCGCCGTTCCAGCTTGACGCGAACGGCAACCTCCGCGTCAACGTAATGGTAGGCGGCGGGGGCGGCGGCGGCCTCTCCGTTATGGACACCGCGGCATTCACGGCCGGCTCTTCCAACTTCACCCCTGGCGGCGGCGTGTTCAACGATGCCGCCACACTGACCACCGGTCAGCAGGGCACCTTCCGCATGACCACCAAGCGTGCGCAGGTCATCGACGTGGACACGACCGGCAATCAGTTGCACGCCGACATGATCGCACCCATTCCGGCCTGCGCGGCGAGTCCTTGCGTCACCACCATCGGGCGGATCGGCATCGATCACACCACGCCGGGAACAACCGATGGGATCACTATTTTTCCCGATAGCTCCGCCGGTACTTCCGGCACCACGGCGGTCGCCGGAACGACAGCCTCCAGCGTGGTGGCCAAGGCATCGGCCGGCAATTTGCAGAACGCCTACGTGACCAGCTCGGCGGCCGGCTGGGTCTTCATCATCAACGCGGCTTCGCTTCCGGCCAATGCCACGCTCACGATCGGGACCGCCTCAGGAAACTTGCAAGGATGCTTCGAGCTCCAGAAGGGCGTCACCGATTGGGGCGCAAGCATCAACTACAATCCTGGTCCATGGGAGCACTTCTCGACCGGCATCGTGGTGGCCATCTCCTCGACCGACTGCCCGGTGCTGACGGCAGCCTCGACTGGCAAGTTCCTGCACTCTCAGGCGAACTGACATGCAGGCGCGTTTTCTCACGGCGCTAATTCTGCTGATCGGCATCGTCTGGCTTGCGCAGCAGCCGGCCTCGCGCGCGCAGCTTGGCGTGCTCGGTTGCGGGCAGGTGGGGCAGCGGACGTTGCTGTTCCAGCCGTGCGCGGTAGCAGGCGGCGGTGGCGGCTACGTCGGCCCCGGCAATGTCGTCTCGGGCGCCAAGGCCTGGTGGGGGTCGAGCGGCTACACCTCGACCGACACCGGCAACGCCATGGAAGTCTGCGAGCCGACCAACACGACGTGTGTTAATTGGGCAATCGGCGCTAGCGGCTACGTGACCCCGGCATTAGTAGGCGGAGCCGATTGCACCATGGTGACCTGCACGATACGAACTTTCTATGACCGAAGCGGGAGCAATAGCTGTGGTGGAGCGCCTTGCAATGTGGTGGAGACTTCCGCAACCAATCGCGCGATTGTAGCATTTAACGCAATCATCAGCACAATACCTTGCGCATTCCAGCCTGGAAATTCGGGGAACGGCTATTCCATCGCCACCGGTTTCAACCAATCCCAGCCGACGACTGTACTGGCTGTCACGGAGAGGAACTCTCATTTCACCACACAGGGCGTCTACCTCCAGTCCAACACACTGTACCCGCTCCTGCAAAGCAGCAGCGCGAATACGGTGACCACCTACGGCGGAACGCTGGTGACCGCGACGGCGAGCGACAGCGCGTTCCATTCCATCCAGGCCGTTGACCGCACGCCAAACTCGGACTTCCAGGTTGACAGCACGCAAACGCTCGGCGCCGCCGACCCTGGCGGTGGATCGATGTCCGTCGGTGGCGGCGTGAACGTGCTGTTTGACGGGGGCACGAGTGCTTCGCAAGGGTATATGTGCGATCTCGGGATATGGGGCGTGGCATTCTCCGGCGCCAACCTGACGGCTATGAACGCCAACCGCCATGCAGCCTATGGTGTTTGGTAATGCGGATCATAGCGGCGTTCCTGGTCCTGTTTGGGCTTTGTGTCTCCGCAGGAGCTTGGCCGCGGCACGGCGCACCCACCGGCGGCGGTGCGGTAGCCCCTGGCCTCGTGCTCGGCACCTACGGCTCCACCACCGCCTCGGGCTGGACCACCATCGGCCCCAGCAACGGCACTCTGCCCAGCGGGATGTTCACCAACATCATCTATGTCTCCGACTCCATGGGCAGCGACAGCCGCGACGGCTCGACGCCTACCTTCATCGATGACGGCAATACTGAACAATTTGAACTGAGTACGGCTCAGAACGTGTTTCTTAATGATGTCTACGCGGCCCCGAACGGTACACATTTCACAGTCGCGGTCACCAATTCATTCGCGATCAGCGGCGCTGATGTCACGCTCGTTCAGATGAAAAACCGCACCGGCACCCCGGATGCCAGCGGTACGCTGACCTGCTTTGGATCATGCACCGGCCCAATGACGATGGGCTACAACTCCGCCGTCCCCGGCATCCACGGGCCGGTCAAGACCCTCATAAAGGCCATCGGTGGCGCCGGTCCTGGCGTATATGATCCTGACGATACCAAACCATTCGGCCTCCTCAACGGCGACGGAACCGGCCTCGGCACTAAGGGCAACTGGAGAACAGCTGGCAGCATTGCTTCCAGCTTTGCGCTGCGCAGCGGTGCTCCGGATTGGGTTCTGTTGCGCATGGGCGATACCTGGGTTGGACAGGCGTTAGAGACGGCATTCACAGGCGGAATAGGTGGAAACACGGATAATTTCGGCAAGAGAGGATTTTCCGAGCAGGAGCCGATGGTCATCTCGGCCTATGACGAGGACGTTCCGGTCACGTCCCCTAATCTCCCCTCCGGGATGCGTGCTCGTCCGATCATCGAGGTCCCAAGCGCAACTGCTGCCTACGCGGCGATGCAAGGCGCTGGGCACTATGCTGAATTTGCCAACCGTGCTGGAATTCAGCCGCAAGGCGCAGGTGGGGCCGGCGATTATCTCGTTATCATGGGAATTGACTTCTACGCAGCGCAACGCAACCCCACCGACCCGGCATATGTCCTAGAGGCCAATGTTGCAGACAATACGGCTGTGAATATTAGAGGGGGACAAGTAGGGATTCTGATTGAGGACAGCCGCGCCAGATGGTTCTGGAACGGATTCATCTTCACAAATGGCGGAGCCGGGTCGACTGCCGATGTGAATGTCCGACGCAATCAGGTCGACCATTGCTGGGGTACTCTCCCGGCCGAAAACCACACCATCGGAATGGCGATTGATGACATCGTCGCAGTCGGTGGCGCCATCTCCCCAGGGTTTAACTTCGAGGAGAACGTGGGCGATTTGTGTGGGTGGTTCGGCGCCAATTTTGCGTTTGGAGATGACTTAAGCCGCAACTTCTACATTCAATGGAACTCCGTGTTCGGCAATCGGCGTGGCAACACCAGTACACGAAGCGGGTCGGAGGATTTCCAATTCCGGTCAGGTGGCATCATAACCGACAATTTTACCTTCGAGGGCAGCTACGGGTTCGACGTAGGGCATCCAGAGGGATTTCCCGCACTCACCAGCAGCACGGTTGTGACCAACAACGTGATCCAAGCTCCGGTTTCGCCCGAAGGAAAGTCCCCCGTTGGGATCAACTTCTACAATAACGACAATATCTCTCCTACCGGAAACATCATTTACAATGCGGATATGACCATTAGCACTTCCTACAAATACGCAGCAACCGACGCTTACTCTGGAACTATTTGGCTATACAATCTGGCAAACCCAGGGACCGGTGGAACACCAGGATCGTACTCCATAAGCGCTGGTGGGCCGGGTTGCTTTGGGGGCTCAAATTTCACCGGGGGAACTGGGACCTCCCCGTCCCCATTTGCCATAACGGTCGGCGGTGGTGGATCGATCACAAGCCTGCAATTCGTGGAACCGGGAGCCAACGACACATACGAGGACGGCCAACTTCTGACGCCGGTGGCGAACAACCCAAGCCTCAGTACGACGGGCGTATCGTTCACTGCTGTCGGGACCGGGGGCACGTTGGGGGATTACGGCACCAATTTTGGCGCTCCGTTCTTCGGGCATTGCCCGCGCAATCCCGCTATCCCGCAGATCGGGGATGCCAGCTTTGGCGTCGCGTTGACCAATTTCTCCGGCAGCATGGCCGGATCGGGCGCGCTGGCGACGTTCATGATCAACTCCTTCACCGGCATGACGCGTGCTCTTAACGGTGGCACAGGATTCTATGACGTAACCGGCACTCTCACCAACGGCACCACCATCCTTGGCAATGCCGATCGTCCCATCGTTGGGGATACGATTACGGTCACTGGCGTCACGCCTTCTGCCTACAATGGTACTTGGACGCTTACGTCGGTCATTGATGCAGTCACCTGGGTGTGGTCACTGGGAACTGCTGTAGACCCCGGCCCGGTGACCGTGCAGGGGAAAGCCAACGCCATCCAGATCATCTCGACCGGATTGAGTTATCAGGTTGGAGACATTCTAACGGCCGCGTCAACCGATGTTGGCGGCCAAACCGGAATTCGGATCAGGGTCAATTCCGTGGGAAACTTAAGTGGGTGGACGGTTAATGTCGGCCGCATATTCAGCAACGGTGTCCACAATTTGGATTTTGGTGGCAACATCATATTCAACTGGTGGGACCTGAGCCAGTCCCCTCCTAATCCAGCGACTGACGAGGGCGGTGTCAATGACTCGCCTGGAGGCGTCCATGGGAGTGGAGCGGCTAATATCTGGACTCCAATCGTCGCTTGCACTGGGGCACAGTTCACTGGGGTGATCACGGCACCAAACAATCTTGCGACCAGCGGTCTCATCAATGGTCCGATCGCCATTGGGCAGAATCTCACCGGTCCCGGCGTCACTGCCAGCACCACGATCACCGGCGGCTCAGGAACAAGCTGGACCGTCTCGCCTAATCAAACCGCCTCCAGTACCACGATGTACTCCTACACCTGCTCTCCGACCACGGTGTACACCGCTCCGTACAGGACCGTGCAGACCTATGCGGGATCGCTTGGGCTAACCGCAACCATCGACGGCTATATGAATGCCGCGCTCGCCAATGCGAAGTGGAACTGGAACCCTGCGCTGACCGCCAACAACGGCCTCAACCCCTATATCCGCTTGGGATTTCAGTGACCTACAACGCGCAATTCGCCCACATGGCCGCGCTCGACCGCTGGCCGAAGCGATGGCGCGAGCTCGCCTACGAATACGGCTTCAAGATCGTCAAGGAAATGCGCGACGAGGGCGGCGGCTACCACGCCGTCAAGACCGACCTGGAAACATGGCGTGAACGCCGCCAGGACGAACTGTTGAGGAATTAAAGCAATGGCACCGAGAACACAGCACCCGCCGGCGCAGGATGCGGATGACGAAAGCCTCCTGGTCGCCGCCATGGCCAATACCGAGAGCGAAATCTTCACCGAAGCGATGGGTGACGACGAGGACGAAAATGACGGCGATAATTCGCTCGAGCAGATGGAAGACCCGGTCGGCGACGACGAGGAGGACGCCGGCGAGGAGGAGGGTGACGAGGAAGGCCAGGAGGAGACCGGTGACGAGCCGGGGACTAGTCCCCAGGAAGGCGCCCGCGAGCCCGAGGCCCCCCCGCAAGAGCGCCCGAGTTACCGCCTGCCGCCAGTCGATCCGCGCGACCAGGCGATCGCCGAACTGCGCGAGCGCCTCGCCCGCATGGAGGGAGCGCAACAGGCGCCCCAGCAGCAGGTGCCCCCACAGGCGCGGCCGGATCCCGTCCTCGACCCTGACGGCTATACGTCTGCCCTTGAAAATCGATTCCAACAGCGATTGGAGGCGGCCCTTGTAAGGTCGAGGTTTGAAAATAATATGAACCACATGCATGCGGCTTATCAGCGTGAAAATCGCGCTGATGAATTTCAATTGGCATTTAGTCAATTGAACGAGCTTTCAAACCGTGGCACGACGGACCCCAATGCTGCGGCTACGGTACGCGGCATCGTGAATGCCCCCGATCCTGGCCACGCGCTGATGGAATGGGCCGAGGACAACCTCGATCTGAATAGCTTTCGCCAGGAAGCGGCTGATAGAAAAGAGCAGCAAGCCGAACAACTACGATTGGAGGCAGCACGCCTCCGAGGAGAAGACCCAGGGCGTCCACCAGAGGCCCAACAACGGCGCGGCGGTCAACAGGACCGCGCGCCCGCACAACGCGGCAGGGGGACCCGGCTTCCCTCATTGAACTCAGCGGGCGGCGTCGGACGCGAGGGCGGCAATAGCCGCAACCTCGACCCGCGCGGCTTCGACGGTTCCGAGGAAAGCATCTTCCGAGACGCATTCAACTAGCTACGCTTCGCGCTTCCCGGCCTAGCCGGTTCGGCGCGCTCCGCTAAGAAGTCCGTAGCCAACCCTTGAAGGGGTCTGGCCATGGCCATCACTACCGTACAAGCCCAAAATAAACTCATCGTCTTCCGCAAGGAAGTCACACGAGAATACATCCGGCAGAACCTGTTCTCCCCCTACGTGGGAACGGAACTCACCGCGATCATCCGCGTCATCAATGACCTGAAAAAAGGCGGCGAGCAGATCAATATCCCGCTGGTCGCAAGGCTTAAGGCCAACGCGATCTCGACCGGAACGCTCGTCGGCAACGAAGAGAACATTGATAATTTCGGCGATCGGATGTGGATCGACTGGGCGAGAAACGCCGTCCGCATCCCGAAGTCCGAAGAGCAGAAGTCGAGCATCGACCTATTCGGCCAGGCGCGTCCGCTGCTCGAAGACTGGGGCAAGGAGCTCCAGCGCAACGAGATCGTGGACACGTTCAACACGATCCCGATCCAGAACACACAGCCCGCCGGTCTCGGCTCTGCCGGCGGCCAGCGCGTCAACGGCGCGTTTTTCGACGCGGCAACCCCAGCACAACGCAACACATTCACCACCGACAACAACGATCGCATCCTGTTTGGTGGCAGCCAAGGCAACCTGTCGCCCGGCAACTGGGCAACCTCGGCCGCTAATGTCACGTCCGGCATGACCTTCAGCGCCGCCGCGGCAAACAAGATGAAGCGGCTGGCCAAAAAAGCCAACCCGAGGATCAGACCCTACAAGCTGAAAAACGGCCGGGAATATTTTGTGGTCTTCGTGGGGTCTAATTGCTTCCGCGACATCCAGCTCGACACCACGATCATCAACGCCAATACCCAGGCGCGTCCGCGTGAAGGCGACGGGCTCGACAAGAACCCGCTCTTCCAAGACGGCGACCTGCTCTACAACGGCATGATCTTCCGCGAAATCCCGGAGCTGGATATCCGACTGCCCACCACCTACACCACCGCGGGCGCCGGCGGCATCCAGATCGCGCCCGTGTTCATGTGCGGACAATCCGCCATGGCCTGGGCGTGGGGCAGAATGCCTCGCCCGACGTTCTTGAAAGAGGACGACTACCAGTTCTTCCGCGGCGTCGGCGTCGAAATGGCCTATGGCCTCAAGACCATCGCCAAGGCAACCCCGGCCGGAAACTACAAGAGTTGGGGCATCTTCTACGGGTATTTCGCCTCGGCGAATGACACATAAGAGCCGCGGCTGCCCTCGCGGTTCTATCGGCCCGGCGCTGCTGCTCGTCAGGAGACGGCAGCGTCGGTTCCGCCGTTCCATCCACATCAACGAAAGCCAATCCCATGAAGAACTTGATCTCGCGGGTGAGCGGCGGATTACTTGCCGGCCTCGCCATTGCGTTGTTTCTCGTCGGCTCCGGGCTCTACGTCTCGGCGCAGAACATCATTCCGTCCAGGTTGTTCCCGACCCAGCAGCTCGCCTATACGCGGTTCACGGTCAATTTCAATTCGTGCGCCTACGTGACGTTGACCTGCTCGTTCCGGGTCGCCAATCTCCCGTACAACGCCTATGTGATGCGGGTTAATTCCCAGGTCACGACGGCATGGAACGCCGGCACCTCGGCGGCGATTGCGCTCGGCACGGCGTCCGGCGGCGGTCAATTGGTCGCCTCGGCCGTCACCGGCCCCGGCACCGGCGGCGGCACCGCCTCGACCGTGGTTGCGGGCGCGATCGGCACTGCAGTTACCGGCAACGGCATCGCGCAGACCGGGCAGAATGGCGGCTTCGACGTGTGGGCCACCATCCTGGTCGTCGGCGCGCTGCCGACCACGGGACAGACCAACTACGTCATGGAATGGGCGCAGCCGAACGACGGTCAATGCACCCAGGTCGGGCTCGGCGCCACCGCTCCCGGCTGTTGAGGCCCACGGGGCGGGGTCTCCCGCCCCTTCCTCATGAAAGGATAGATCCATGAGCCTAGCCAATAACGCGCTCCTTAACTCATTGTCGCTCGCTGGCACGGTGCTGGACGACAACCAGACCGCCGGCGGCGCCACCGGCGTCACCGTCCAGGCCGGCGCCACCTCGATCGTCGGCGAGGGTATCCGCGTGCTGCGCGGCGGCGCCGGCACCAGCGTCATTCTCAAGAGCGTGCTCTCGGGTGACGCCGGCCCCTTGGTGTGGATCGTCAACGACGGCCCCAACTCGATCAACGCCTTCCCGGCCGCCGGCGAGTTCAACAATGGCGGCGCCAATCAGGTATTGGCAGTTCCGGCTGGTCAAGGTGCCATTTTCGTCCGGGTGCCGAATAATTTGGCTGGGTCCAGCAGTGGCTGGAGATCGGCCGTCATACCGTAGAGGTAAAAATGAACAGCACCGCAGAACTGACCCGCGCCAAGACCGCCGAACCGAAGGCCGAGATCAAGGTCACGTTCCATCCCGGCCCCGAGGACAAGTCGCAGGCGACCGTGAACGGGGTTCTTTTTGTCGCCAACAAGCCTGTCGTGATGTCACGAAAAAACAAGCGGCATTACTTCGAGGACGACATGCCCCAACACCATGTCGCGGCCGACGGAACCCATACCACGCGCACCGTGAGGACACTCACCTTCATGCCGGATCGGCTGAAGGACAATCCGTTCTTCGAGGTCGAAGGGTTCCCGCGATTCATCAAACCGATCGCGCACGGCCGCAAGCCGCAAACCGCGGAAGAATACCGTTCCTGGGCGCAAGCCTGGTTCGCGGCGGCGGGGACCGATGGCAGCGACGAGCAGACCCCGCGGGAAATGGTCAATCGCTGGGACGACGAGAAGTTGCTGCGCGAGCGGATCGGCGTCGGCGAGGAGGATATTGCGATGCTGCGGCCGTTCTTCGACATGAAGGTCGAGCAGATGAACAGCAACCTCGGCATCAAGCACGCCAGCAATGACGGCGGCGATATGTGAACTTCAACATGAAAGGACAATCAGATGGCCAATACCACCCAAGCAGAACAAGACCGGCTCAATGATCCAGAACGGTACGCCTCCGAAGATCGCAAGGCATTTCTGCGCACGAGCGGCGCGCAAATAACCGGTGACACAGGTATCTTCATTCAGGTGACCGGGAACCACCACAACAAGAGCAATCCGCACGACATCAATCAATTGTTGCGGGTGTTCGTGGACGATCTAAAGGCCAAGGGCCATAACGTCAAAACGGCTATCATGTTCCACGCGGACCATGAGGACATGCTGCATCCTTCCGGGACAACCCGATCCCCGAGGTAACCCATGGCTCCCTACGCTGGCCAGTACCGCACGCTCAACGATCTGATCTCCGAGGTGCTGGCACATCTGGGCATTCTGTCGGCCGGCCAGCCCGTCGACCCCGAGGACTATAACTATGTCTTCTCGGCCTATGACGGCATCCTGCGCAAGCTTGCCGGCTTGGAGATCGTCACGCTGTCGAGCTACGACACGACCTCCATTCCCGGCGCCTGGTTCATGGACCTCGCAGCGATCATCGCCGGCGAGGTGTGCGCGAAATTCAGCTACACCGGGCAGGACCGCACCGAAATGATGAATGCCGGCCTCGGCGATGGCGTGACAGTCGAGGTCGGCGGCGGCGCGGCCGCGAAGTCGCTCAAGCAAATGACCAGGCTCAAGCCCACGCTCGAGCCGCTCAAGGTTGACTATTTCTGATGCCGAATACCCCGCACGTCCCGATCCCATGGCCGTTGAGCTCGTTCCCTGGATCGAATCTGCATCCCGGCGACAATACGCAGGAGAGCGCGGGCCGGGTCATCAATCGCTATGCGGAGGCGTTAGGCGAGGCGCAGCATCCGACCGGACCATCGGCCCAGGTCTGGCGACGATCGCCTGGGCTGACACGCCACGCCGTCACGTCCCAAACCGGCTATCGCGGTGGCCTGATCGTCAACAATCTGTCCTATGAGGTGTGGAACAACAACCTCTCGACGGTCGACGCCGGCGGCGGTGTGACCTCGCTCGGCAGCATACCGGGGACGGCTCCTATCAGCATCGCGCGCGATCTGGCCGTCACCGTCGATGTCGTGATCGTCAGCCCCGGAGATGGAGCATTCTCATCGACCGGAGGAGCAGCCCCGGTCGCCTACAACGGCGGCGGCGTGCTGCCGCAGCCCAACAGCGTGGCGTTCCAGGATGGCGTGTTTCACTTCACGATCGCGGACGGCCGCGTCTTTGCTTCGGGGATCAATGCGCTGACGCAGAACGCGCTCACCTTCGTCAAGCTGCAATCGAAGTCGGATGTCGTCCTGCTCCGCGGCATTGCCTTCAACGGCATGATGTACTTTTTCACCACGGGCGGCTGCGAGGTCTGGCAGGACACCGCGGCTCCGACGCCGGCCTATCCCTATACAAGATTCATGACGCTGCCGTATGGTTTAGTGCAGCAGAGCGCAATCGCGGGATGGGAAACCGGCTTCGATGACCTGATCTGGGTGGCGCAGGACTTCAACGTCTATCATCTGCCATACAACACGCTGCAACCAGGCCCGGCGATCTCGCCGCCCGCGCTCAATACGTTAATCGAGTTTGCGGTCAAGACCAACGACACGATCAAGGCCGGAGTCCACATCTCGGCCGGGCGCAAGTTTTGGACGCTCACGTCATCCACCTGGACCTGGCAGTTCAACCTCTCGACGCAGAAGTGGAACGAGCGGCAGAGCCTCAATGCCTTGACCGGGCTTTACGGCCCGTGGCGCGGCGTCGGCGGTCACAACGCCTTCGGCAAATGGCTTATGGGCGATACGCAGTCGGGAAACCTGATCTTCGCCGACAGCCAGAACTTCACCGAGGACGGAGCACCGCTACGCTCGCGGATCGAGAGCGGACCAGTAAGTGCATTCCCCGGCCAGACCAGGATCGCGCGCGCGGATTTCAATTTCGTGTTCGGCGTCGGCGAGAATGTCGCCAGTTTCGTTACCAATGTGGTCGGGACGGCGGCCTCGCCCTCGCATCTGGTCCGGCTGCAAGTCATCTCGAGCTCGGGCATGAAGAACAACGATCAGGTCAACGTCAATGGCGTCGGCGGCACGACTGAGGCAAACGGGACTTGGCCGGCAACCATAGTCGATCCGATGCACATCGATCTGCAGGGCTCGTTGTGGGCCAATGCATGGACCTCGGGCGGAACGGTGACCGATGTCACGGCGCCGCCGAATATGATCGCGCCTGTGTGCGCCATCTCGTGCTCGAAGGACGGCGGCATTACCTGGGACTATCCCGCAATCCGGCAGATCGGGACGCAGCAGCACGTCAAGGGCGTGCGCGCCTCGGTGAAGTCGCGCGGCATGTCGGGCATCCAGGGCGTGCGCTGGCGGGTCGATTGCAGCGATCCTGTCTATGACGGATTCCTCGGCGGTACGATGTCGAGCAATCCGCTGGAGCCGCCGCCATGACGGCAGGAGCAAAGCCACTCGGCCCGGCCGGCATGTCGGTCGTGCATCAGAATGGCGTCCCGACCACCGAATTCGGGGCGTGGCTCGATTACGTCAATCGCTTCATCGCGGCACCGGGGCCGCTCGTGAGCGCGGCCAATGACGCCGCCGCCGCGGCGGCCGGGGTGCCAATCGGAGGCCTCTATAGGGTCGGCAACGCCGTGCAGGTACGGCTGGTCTAGAGGAGTACGTGTCATCGGCCTCTTCGACTACTTTAGCGGGCAGGACGCGCAGAACGCTGCGGATGCGCAGAAAGCCGGCATTCAACAGGGCTACGCCAATCTAACGCCGTTTTTCAGCCAGGGCCGCGATGCGCTCACGGGCGCGCTCGGCACCGGCACCGGCGCGCTGAATACCGCGCTGGGCAACGCGACGAATGCTTATGGTTCAGGCCTGACCGGCGCGACCGGCGCGCTCGGGCAATCGCTCGCCAACTCGACGGCGCCGTTCCAGACCAATTTGCAGCAGGCACAGGCCGGGCAAGCGCAGTACGGGAATGCGCTCGGTCTTGGCGGCGCAGCCGGTAATGCTCAGGCGCTCTCGGGGTTTCAGAACAACCCCGGCTACCAGTTCCAGATGGATCAGATGATGCAGAACCTGCTGCGCAATCAGCAGGCGACAGGACAGGCCAATTCGGGTGCGACGAATGTCGACACCTTGCAACAGGCTTCCGGCCTCGCCAATCAGGGCTGGCAAAGCTACCTGCAAAATCTGCAGCCGTATATCGGCGCTTCAAATGCAGCGGCGCAGGGTATCGCCGGCGCCAATCAGAACTACGGCAATCAGGTTGCGGGCGCCAATCTCGGCACCGCCTCGGGCCTCGCCGGAAGCAACGTCAATGTCGGGCAGCTCCTTGCCGCGCTCAATCAGGGCACCGGCAGTCAACTGAACCAGAGCCTGCAGGGCCAGGGCAATGCGGCTTATGGCGCGGCCACGGGCATCGGCAACGCCCAGGCCAACGCGGACCTCGCTCAATACACCGCGTCCGGCAACTTGTGGAATACGCTCCTCGGCGGCGCCAATGCCGCCGCCAAAATTGCTGCGGCGTAAAGGACTGATCGATGGCCGGTCCCCAAGACTATCTGACGGTGAAAGGACCGGAAGGCGCCAGCTATTCGCTGCCGAAATTCGACCTCGGCTCACAGATCGCGTCGCTCCCGACTTCGTATCAGGAGGGCCAGCAGTACGGCGTCAAGCGCGCCCTGCAGACGGCGTTCAAGGACGGGTTTCCTACCGATCAGCAGGGAAATCCCGATTACAATGCAATGGCAACCCGCTTGCTGGCGATCGGCGGCCCTGAAGCCGCGCAGCCATATTTCCAAATGGGCTTGCAGCAGGGCAATGCAGCCGGCAATCAGGCAGTTCTCGGCGGCCAGCCGGCGCCGCAAGGTGGCCAAGGCAATCCGCCGCAGACATTCACGCCGATGGCGCCGAATGCAGCGACCGGCCCCAGCGGCATCACGGGCGAGCACCCGAGCACGGGCGGCGGCTCGATCTTCCCGTACAAGCCGGGAACGTCGCCGCCGCAGATCATGAGCGGCGGCCCGCAAGGTGGCGCCGGCCTTGGCGGCCAGCCAGCGCCGTTTGCCGGCAATCGCGATCAGCAGGGTGCGCCTCCTGGTCCAGTAGGTGGCGGCACGATCACCCAGGACGGCACCACCGGCCAGCCTGCGGTACCTACATCATCGCGCGAGACGGCAAATAATGGCCAGCAGGACCGGCGCATTGTGGCAGCCGATCGTCTCGACGCGCATGCCGCACTAATTCTGCAGCAGGCATCGCGCTATGGTCAATCGCCGGCCGCCGTGAAGACGTTGCAGGACCGCGCGCAACAACTCACGGACCAGGCCAAGCAGTATCGCGAGGCGGCGCTAAAGGACACGGAGGCCACGCCTGAGCAAAAGAACCTTACTTCGGGCGCCTCCGAAAAAACCGCGATCCAAAAGCAGGAGATCGATCAATCCGGGAAACTCTATCAAAGCCTTGTTGGCCAAGGTCGCACCGGTAGCACGATGGTGCATGACGCCCAAGAGGCGCGCTCTCTCCTGCAACATCCTGATATGTTTACAGGCCTTGGGGCTGAAACGGCAGGGAAGACGGTTCAACTCGCCAAGTTGATCGGCCTTCCGGCAACCAGCAAGTTACCTGATTTGCAGGCCGAATTGCTGAAAAGCACATCGAACTCCGTTCTCAATCAAATGTCGCTCCTGAAGGCATCTTCGGAGGAAGGCGGGGCCGGATCGGCGGGCCGGATATTCGCCCCCGAAGTCGAGCAGATGATCAAATCCTCGGCCAGTATAGAAAACCCGACGGCGGCAAATCTTTACTTGACTACGCTCAAGGAGCGTACCGGCTCGTTTCTCAGTCAGATTGGTCAAATGGCTATCAAATACAAAAAAGAACATGGCGGCATCCTCGATGCTGGCTTTGATCAGGAACTATCAGACAAACTCGGAAGCCACCACGCCATGACGGACCAGGAGAGACAGGACCCGACATTGCTTTCCAGTCGGGAGTTTAGTTCGCCGCAAGAGGCAATGAAGGCCAAGGTGCAGCCTGGGGAAACAATTCGAGTCCGTACCGGTCCCGGTATGCTGGACTTCAAGTATCTCCACTATGGCGGCGTAAGTAAGGGCGGCGTAAGTAAGAGGCCTATGAACCTATGACTGACGCTGTCACCGTATCGCCAGATGAATGGTCGGGGGCTGGCTTCAGGGAACTTCCGCAGCCTTCAGCGCCGCCGGCCACCGGAGACCCTTGGGCGGCGGCCGGGTTCACAGACATAGCGAACTCCGCTCCGCCCAAGCCAGGCGGCCTCGCTGGCGCATGGGATGAGATCAAGAACCGTTTCAATAACGAGTCCGGCGGCGGACTGATCGGCATGATTGGCCACGCCTATCACTTGGGGTCAAAACTCGGGTCCGGCGAGATTGATCCGTCCACACCGGAGGGCGCGCTGGCCGGCGCTGATGCAGCCCTTACCTTCGGGCCGCCGACGCCTGGAGCGCTTGGAAAGCTCCTTCCGAACGCTGGCCGCGCCACCACCCAGGCTTTGTCTCCGGGCCAGCAGGCCGCGGCCACCGCGGAGCGCCTTGGCGCGCCACTCCCAAGGGGCGTGGCGAGTGATAGCCGTGCCCTGCAATCGACGACATCGGCAGCGGCTTCCGTTCCGATCATCGGATCGCGCATCCGCAATGCGGTGGACGCCACGCGGGAAGCTGCTGGCGAGGCTGTCGGGCAATCTGGCGTCGATGATGCGATTGCCGCCAACAAGCAGCGCATCAATGACCTCTATGACGGCGTGCGCGGTCAAATCGATCCTGACCGGCCCATGCCGATGCTTCGCACCGGAGCGGTGCTCGATCGCGTCAAGGCGCAGCGCACAGCCGCCGGGTGGCAAAATCCCAGCCAGGGGCTCGAGCAATTCGAGAACCTGGCGACTGATGGAGCAAGTTTCAACGGGGCGCAGAGGGCGCGGGTGGATGCGCGGGAGGCCGGCAACTCGCTAACTCCAAATCCCGGCTTCAACGCTGCCGACTACAACGCGATCAGCCGGGCTATGACGGCAGACATCCGAAACAACCTTGAAGTTCAGGGCGGCCAGCGTGCGCTATCCGGCTTCGACCGCGCGGAACAAAGCTTCGGCCCGATCTCGGAAGCGAACGCAGTGCTTTCCCGAATTTCCCGGCAGCGTGGCCCAGGAGCTGGCCTGGACGAGCTTGGATTCAACCCGGCGACTGGGCAATTCAGCCTCGATAAGTTCGTGACCTCATGGAACAAGATCAAGCCGGAGTCACGACCGTTCGTTCCGGCACCGCAGCATGCCAGCAATATCCAGGATATTTTTCAGATGGGCTCGCACATCAAATCGTCGATGCGCGAGCAGAACACCTCGCACACATCAACGCCGCTGATCATGATGGATCTGGCGCGGGATGCGATTCTGGGAGGCGTGGCGATCGGAACCGGAGCAGTAGGGGCCGGTTCGGCTCTTGGCGGCGCCGCAATGGCGGCCCCTGCTATTATGCTCATGCGCTGGCTGTCGAATCCGGCCAAGGCATCGGCGATGGCAAAATTCGGACGCGCGAACTACGCCTACACGTCAGCCCCAACTACCGCCCGGCAGGCGGCGCTGAACATCGCCACTCGGAATCTCGCAAGCAATCTCGGCGTTCCGGTCGCTAACATAGTAAAACGTATGTCGGCGAGCCCGAACGCAAATGCCGTCCCACTCCAGCCCGCCGGCAATGCCAAGGAATAGGGCGGCCGTCCAGCCTGGGCCAACGCTCAGAACTACCATCCATAGGCAAACCCAAATGATCATGTGCCAGTGCTTGCCAGGTGCCTTCCGCTCGATCCAAAGCGCGAGCGGGAAGATCGCCAACCATATGAAAATCCAGATGATCGGGTTCCTCAGCATCCTCGCGGTGCTCCTCGGTGCGCAGCCTGCATCGGCCCAGGGCTCGCTGCCGATCGCGCTGCAGCAAGTCTCCGACCAGAACGGCAAGCCGATCGTCGGGGCATTGCTGTATTTCTATCAGGTCGGCACGGTCGCGACCCGGCAGGACAGTTTCCAGGATACGGGCCTCACCAACGCAAATCAATGGCCGCTCCCGAGCGATGCCTACGGCCGGATCCCGATGTTCTACGTGGCCTCGGGCTCGATCCATGTGCGGCTGACCGATCCGGGCGGCCTGGTCATCTTCGACTATCCGAACATGCTGGTCATCGGGCCGGCCGGCGCCGGCGGCGGCGGCGGCTCGGTCGATCCGACCTCGATCGCGTCAACAGGGGACGTGAAATTTCGGATATCCGCCGAGACATTGACCGGTTGGGTACGCATGAACGGCAATACGATCGGCAACGCCGTGAGCGGGGCAACCGAGCGCGCCAACACCGACACACAGGCATTGTTCATCTATCTTTGGAATCTTGGCCCATTCCCTGTGTCGGGTGGTCGTGGCGCATCGGGATTGGCCGATTTCAACGCCAATAAAACAATAACGACGATTGATATGCGTGGTCTTGCGCCACATGGCCTTGACACCATGGGAGCAGCGGCGCCTGCGGGGCGTTTGACTGGGGCTCTCTTTGGGCCACCATATAACGGGAACTCCAACACATTCGCTTCGACCGGCGGCGAGGCCAGTCATACGATCACGCAGGCGCAATTGCCGGCAGTGAGTCAGACGTGGACACAAACTGGCGGCAGCGGCACTGCAAATTGGACCCAGACCGGTACCGGCACGGCAGTATTCCACGGAAATGCCGGTTCAGGCCCTTTGACTGATAATGCCGGGACGACAATCAATAATCCGCTCGCGCAAAATCAATTTATTGCATTCGGCATCACTATCGGTGGACCTATCAATGCAGGTCAGGCCAGCGGAGGAAAAGTAACTATAACGCCCACCGGCAGTGTAGACACTGTCTCGGTCGCGGGGACTGTGGGCATTACCGGGGTCACGGTAACCGGTACGGTAAGCGGTTTTGGCTCTGGCGCCGCAATGAATGTCATGAACCCGTTCATCCTCGGCACGTACTACATTAAGCTGTGAGGCGCGATGTATTCCGACCGCACACTTCTCCCGCCGGTTTCGAACCGGGAAGACCTCTATCTTCCACTCTCGGTATTCGATGACGATACCGGCCAGCCCATCGACATGGTGGCGCTCGGCTGGACGTTTCAGTTCGAGATCCGGCGCGGCGGCCCGAAGAACACCGGCTCGGGCTATATCCCCTTTTACGACTGGGGCACGCCCGACGACCTCGGCCCGTTGATCTCGGCCAAGCTCAACGCGCCGGCAGGAGCTGGCACGATCATCATCGATGACGTGGGCTTCATGCACGTCATGATCCCGGAGACGCTGATGCGGACGCTTTCCTCAAGCACCTATCAGGCCGCCATGACGGCAACCGATGGGTTCAATACACGGCAGTTGTTCCTCGCAAGGCTACCGGTGCTATTCGGTGGAGTTACCACATGAGCAATATGCCGGCGAACGTCCGCATCAGCGCCCAATTTCCATTCCCCGCCGGGGTTGCTGGCGCGACGCCGATCGCCATCACCAAGACCAACGGGATCTGGGCGGTGGCGCTGCCGCTCGGTGCGCTCGCAACGCAATTGCCGGCCGGCGGCAGCCTGACGACAGATTATCTGCTGGTCTGGGACTCGCTCTCGGGCACATATTTCAAGATGCCGGTCTCGAATATCCCGACCGGCCCGGCTGGCCCGGCGGGTCCGGCCGGTCCCACAGGACCAGCCGGCGGAATAGCGGATGCACCGTCAGACGGCGTGACCTATGGCCGTAAGAATGCCGCCTGGAACAATCTCGACGTCATCTACGCACCGGCAAATTTCATCCAGGCGGGTGTTGGTGCCGTAACGCGCAGCATACAGAGCAAGGCGCGCGAGCAGATCAGCGCCCTCGACTTTGGTGCAATGGGGGATGGAGTAACGGACGACACTGCGCCAATTCAGGCCGCGATCAATACTATCGCAGCCACCGGCAACGGTGCGCTCTATCTTCCGGGCGGCTACAGCTACAAGGCATCAGGACTCACGTGGGGCGGGGCGGGTCGCCTTAAAATTTACGGCGATGGACCGGGTACGTTTTTAATAATGGGGACCACGACGGGCATCCTGTTTACGGCGACAGCGGGTTACGTCGATATTGAGGGGATGTCGGTTTTTCATCCCGTGCAAGGCGCTTCGACCGCCGGCTATTTCTTCAAATTTTCCAATACCCTGGCAATTATCCGCAATGTTCAATTCTTCAACGGGTTCAACGTTGCTCGCTGGGAGGACGGTTGCTTTCAAGGTGGCGCGGCCAATATCACGGCTCGCGGCTTGAAAAATGACTTGTTCCAAGTCGATGTGTCGCCTTTGGCCGGGCCAATAGGCGGAAACATGATCTTCGAAAGGATAAACTCACAGGCTGATTCCACCAATATAGGGACCGGCTTGCGCCTGGTGTCCGGCGATGGAATTCACGTTATAAATAGTGCAATCCTGGGATTCTTTAACGGTATTTCTGCAATTCCATCCGCGAGCCGAAATTATCTTGCCAACCTGTATTTTACCGATGTTGTTGTTGACGGCGCTGGCGGCCCGGCCGGGCAGGGACCGGGTTGGTTCTTCGACGGCACGAGCGGGCCGCTCTTGCGTGTGTTCATGTCCAATTGCTGGGCGGGTGCGATTGCCGGCGGCAATGGAGTGGAGATAAAGAACACCAAGGTATTCTCGTGGGTGTTGGGTATGATCATCGACTGCGGGCAGAGTGGAATTGTAGTTGATGTCGGGAGCCGGGAGGTTTCACTTGAGGGCATTGTCGTCACCGGTAATTCTGCTCTGTCTTCCTCCACCTATCACGGCATCGTGGTATTCACCGGCTCGGATCGAGTCAGCGTCAAGAATTGCCGATCGGGAGCGACCTACAACGGCACGGACGGAACGACGCAAACCAATACCCAGGGGTACGGCCTCATCGTTGCCGATCCGGGCACCACCAATTACCAACTGATCGGCAATGACGTTTCCGGCAATCTCACTGCTGGTCTGCTGGACAACGGCGGCGCGGGCGGACGCAGGATTGTAAGGGACAATCCCGGCTACAATCCGATCGGGATAAGCAACATCACATTGGGGGCATCGCCGGCAACCTATACCGCCAAGGCGACACCGGAGACAGTCTACATTGCCGGCGGGACGGTATCCAACATAACAATCGGAGGCATCACGGTGGCGGTTTCCGTGGGCACTATCCCGGTCGTCCTTGCGCTGAATCCAAATCAATCAATGGTGGTGACATATACCGCCGCGCCGACGATTACGACCACGAACAAACAATAGGGCGCTGCGATGAATTTCACCGAGGAAAGCGCCAAGGTCGCAACCGGTGCGATCGACGCCATGAAGAGCACGCCGCTCGCGATCGCATTGCTGGTCGTAAATGTCGTCTTCCTCGCCTTCGCCACCTATGTGCTGGGCGAGGTCGCGTCCAACGCGCAAGAGCGCGACAAGACGCAGAGCGATCTGATCACCAAGCTGGTGACCGAATGCCGCCAGACGGGGCCGACGTGAGGCATCAACCCATAGGAGAACGCCATGATCGCGCTGTTGGTTTATCTCGTGATCATCGTGATCGTGGTCATATTCTTGTGGTGGTTGATGCAGCAAGTACCGCTGCCGCCGCCGCTGCAAAAGATCGCAACCATTGTGCTGGTGGCAATCGGCGTCATTGTCCTGATCGGACTGCTGCTGCAATTCAGCGGCGGCGGCTCGCTGCACATGCCGCGGCTGCAATGATTAGGGAAACATCGCCTCCAGCACGTGCGCCAGCCAAATGCCGGCGGCGATCGTCAGCACGACGGCGATGGTGGCGATGACGCCCCCATGCCGGTGGCGCGCCAACCGGTCGCAGACGGCGTCATAGGCTCTTAGCAGTCTCATCCGGCGACCTCCGGCCATCCCAGGAATTCCCGCGCGCGGACGAATGCCCGACCGCGATCGCGGTGTGCTCCCGGCAATAGGGCACGGTGGCCGGCTTGGTGGTGCCGCAGAAGCGGAACGGCGCCCGCTCGCCGAATGGCCACCGGCAGGTGAAGGCGGTGAGCTCCATGATGCCGATCGGCCCGTTGGCAGGGGCGACCTCGGGCACCACGGGCGAGGGCAGGGGCCTTGGAAGTATCATCTTGATCCTCTTGCGCGGTTTCTTGACGGCGGCAGGCTTCCTGACCGTAAGGAGCTGGAGTCCCATGCGGTGGATCTTGCCGATGGCGGCGCTGCGGGTGACGCCGAGCGCGGCGCCGATCTGGCGGGCGCTGTAGCCCTGCGCCACCAGGGCGACGAGCCTGGCGGTGCGCTCCTGCGGCCACAGATTGTCGCAATGTGCAGGCATCACCTGTGCCGGTTTCTGTGCGTCCGTTTGTGCGCGGTTTGTCCGTCTGGTCCGGTATGTCCGACCAGATAAAATACCGAAAACTCAATAACTTGAGTGGCTGGGGGACTAGGATTCGAACCTAGATTGACGGAGTCAGAGAAACCTGTCCCAAAGTGGGTTGCGTCATCCATGATGCTGTTCTGGCGAAAGAATTTCAATTTCTTCTGACGTAATCCGCGTGTCCATGTGCCTGGTTTTGTGCGGCTCCGCTTCTAGACGGGAAATTCTGGCTGGTGGTAGGGGTCGGCGGTGGTTCATCTTGCCACCTTGTGGTCTGTGCCGGTTTTTGTGCCGCCGAGAGACTCGGCAAGCGCCTGTTCATTCACGAAAGCATAGTGCTTTTCCGTCACTGAAACCGACGAGTGCCCCAGCAGAACAGAAACATCGTGGATGGTCTTCCCATCACACTGCAACCATCGGCATCCGGCCGTCCGGCGCAAGTCGTGCCAGCGGACAGCGGCGGTGCCACTGCGACGCCTTGCTGCCTCCAGGCCCTTACTCATGTGAACATACCGGGTTCCGGTATCAGGATTCACCAGGACGTAGCGCGTGTCCAGGCGACGCGGTATCGCATTCAGGATGAGGCGGCTTCTCTGCGTCAGTGGGACGTGCCGCGCCCGCCCGCTTTTGGTCTTGGTGGTGGTGGCAATGATGCCCCGCGCAAAGTCGATTTGCGGCCATTGCAGCCCGAATAGCTCGCTCAACCGTAGCCCTGTGTCGATTGCCAGTGTGATCGCATCGCGCACCGCCGGGCTTGCATGAGCCAGTAGGGCGGCTTCCTCGGTCTCGGTCAGGTAGCGAGTGCGGGGAGGAGCCTCTTTGAGACCGCGCTTGGCCCTCCGACGCAAATAAGCCGGGATAGGGTTGCCGCCCTCCTCGATCCATTCCCAATCTTCGGCCGATGTAAGCATCGAGGATAAACAGGCGAAATCGCGCCGGATCGTCCCTGCTGCGACCCCGTCGCTGCGCCGTTTGGTTTCGAAATCTGAAAGGGTGGAGCGGGTGATCCGGTCGAGGGTGAGGCCAGCGAAATGTGGCGCCAGGTTCTTCAAGCTGACGCCATAACGCTTCGCGCCGCCCGGCTTGAGCGTCGTCAGGTGCTCCCGGATAAATCGCTCGGCCGCCTCCTCGAATGTGCGCCGCGGCTTGTCGCCCCACGCGACCGCGTCGAGCTCGTCGAGCCATGCCCTAAGACGTCGACCAGCAATCGCTCGATCCGCTGTTTTGAGGCTTCGGCGGTACTCTCGGCCTTGACGCTGGGCACGACCCCAGTAGACGCCGCCCCTTCGGTATAGCCCGGCCATGCCGATACCTCGCGTTGCGTTGATCGCCACCATGCCACGAATGCTTGGCGGTCGAAAAGCCATCCGCCGCCGTGTCCACTGGGCTGATGGGCGCCGGGGATGCGGCCCGCGGTGGCAAGCCGTGTCCAATGCCGCGCCGTGAAACCGTAATCGCGGGCGAGTTCTGATGCGCGAAGCTGGGTCATGCTCACTTGCGCTTTTCCCGTTCAGCAAAGACCACGGCCCGCATTGCGCCAAGGCTCGGCGAGGCCGCGTAGAGCTGCTGGCAGATCGGCAAAGGGTCGAGCCCGAGGTCGCGCCAGAATGGCACCTCCCCGACGATATGCTGCGCTCCGGGCCCGTCCGTGTGGCAGGTTCGGCATAGCGGCAGCGTCCAGTGATCGCCCGGCTTAAGGCCGGCGCCGGTGATCGGCTTGCCGGTGCGCGTCATGCGAACATGCGCCGCGACGCCGGCCGGGTCGGTATCGCATCCCAAACAGGGGCAGCGGCGCACGAGCGCGAGATACTTCGCGTCATTCTGGGAGACACCCTGCACGAAAGCGCGGCCCTTGGGCGGCTTGCCGGTGCTTTTGAAAAGCGTCCCCGGCTTGGCGACCGGCGACACGCGCCCCACTCTCATGCGCTCCTCCTATCGACTGCGTGATCTCCGTCACACATCAGGATCAGCTCCCTGCGAACATCTTCCGGCGTGACGCCAGCGTGCATCCATCTGTTTGCTATAACGTCGATAGCCGCATCGAAGAACCGGTTGAACTCAGTCTGGTCGCACGCTGCCCACGATATTGATCGGCAGACATAGAACGTCTGGCAAGTGTCTGCGTCGACGAAGCGCCGCACCCACCCGGTCGCCAGTTTCACGGCGTCCTTGATTTCATCGATTGAGGCATCGCTGAATAGCTCGCAATGCATCTTGACGAAGTGAAACAGCGCGAAGGCCAATCTGTGCTGCCGGACGTTCCTTGAGGCTGTCACATCGACCAGCACGTCGCGGCCGTCCTTGAGCCGCGCAAGCACCTCGATGCCCTCGTCATCGACGGGCGTTAGGGACTTGCCATTCTTGCGGCAGGCGATCTTGGTCACGTTACCCTCCCTCCAGGCCGCCCTGCGGGTCTATGGCATCCAGCCGCTCGCGGTACATTTTCACGGCCATCCGCCATTGATCCGGCGAAAGCTTGTCCTTCTGCGGGATCAGCATGCGGTCCTTGACCTGGGCCAATTGCAGCGGCGTCTCGGCGCCCGACAATGCTCCAGCCAGATCGCCGGCAAGCCATGTCTCGGCATCGAATACCGGATTAGCCGTCAGCCATTGCACCCGCTCGCGGAATATCTTCACGGCCTCAAGCCATGTGGCGGGCGATACCTTGCGCTGCTGCGCCGGGCTCATGTGCTTGACCTGCAGGTCCATCATGGTCTGCGTGTCAGGCGCCGCAGCGACCACCGACCTGAGCAGATCGAGCCACAAGGCCTCCTGCTTGGGCGTCAGGCGCTTGAGCGGCTCGGGGATATCGAGCGGGTCAGGGACCAGTCGCTCGGGGACATCCGCCGCGGTCGCCGGGCGCTCGCCGTCCTCCTCCCAAATTACTTGGTCGGCGAAGATCTCGCCGGTTTCGGCATTGACCGTTTCGGCTGCCCCGCGCTCCTCGTTCTGCAGCTGAACAATTTTATCTTGCGCGCGAAGTCGCAAAATGTCCTGCCAGTCCTCCGGCAGCGTCTTGATACTCTCGGCGTTGTCATTCATCCAAGCTTTGAATGCGGCCCGGTTGCTCGCCTCATCGATCTCTTTCTGCAGTCGAGCGTAGATGTCCTTGGCGTTTTTCTTCGGCAGCGTGGTGGGTTGCGGGATGTCCTCGATCTCAGTCTCGTCCAGGAAACCCAGGCCGCATACGGAGAGCGTGGCGCGGCGCTTCGCCTTGGTTTCTGCCTTCATTAGCGCGTTCGCAAGGGCTTCGCCCTTGAGGCCCTGAACGCTGACGGCGCCCTTGGCCGCGTCCATGCGGCCTTTGCCGTTCACGACCTTGGCGGTCACTATAAAAACGCCATCGCGCTCGCTCTCGATCAGGTCCGTGACTGATACCTCGTGGATGGCCCTGAGCTGGTCGGTGGCGTCCTTGCGTGCGTACAACGTGAGACGGCCGTTGAGCGTTATATATTCGAAAGGCCGCGTCATCGGGTTGAGCCCGACCGATTGGCAGACCGTCGAATAGTATTTCGCGCGCTCTTCCGGCGTGAGAGCCGCAATGTCGCCGCGCGCAATAACGGCCTCGATGATCTCGCCGGCTTTGATAGGTGTGAGGTTGGTCACGATCTGCCCCTTAAGTCGTATATGAGTGAGAAATACAGGTCGGCAATTGCCGTTCGCTGAATGACCCGATGCCGGACAGCTTCCTTCCAAGCGGCGGCCGAAACTTCGGGAAAGTCGCCCACCCGGATGATCAGTCGCCGCAGAGCAATGTCCTCCATCACGCGCAAGCGCCTCCGGGCGATCAGGCGTTGGATGGCGATGTCCATGATCACGCGAATGCGCCTGCGAGCGCGAGGACGGCGATGATGAATGCCGAGAGGACGACGGCTTCGAGCGCGGCGGCGATCATCGGTCGCGCTCCATTGCATCGTCGCGTCGGCGATCGAGTTCGGCATCCGGGTCTTGGCATTGGCCGCAGGCCCAAGTCTCGATCCCGTGGTACCAGACGCGCGACAGTGGCCGGCGCTTGCCGCAGCAGTCGCACTCCCGCGCATCCCGCGCATCGCGCTCGTCGTCGGGCGACATCAGTTTCCAGGCGTCATATCCTCGGATGGTCATTTGATTTACTCCACTTTTTCGCGGTGAGGCTAAGTAGTCCCAAATACAACATCCGGCGCTGGTAATAAAAACGATGGCCCATGCGGTAATCACATCAAAGCTCATGATCGGTCCTCGATCTTCTGCTTGAGGTCTTCGATGGCCTCCTGCTCGGTCGCTCCGAGCCCGATCGGGCTGTCGTAGTCATAGGTGTCGTCGTCGATCGCGATCCAGTCGAAGCCTTGAACAGGAATTGGGGGCGGGTCGTAGTAGGTGCGGATTTTCATGTCCGCCTCCGATGCATGACGCCGCGCGGAAGGCCGTCGTAGCGATCCTCCAGCAGCCGCTCGGCCACCTGGTTGAGCGTTCCCGCAACGTCGCCCGCCAGGTCTGACAGGTGCGCGTCGATGGTGGCGACCAGATCGGCATGCTGCATGATGGCGGTGGGATCGTTCTCGGCCGCCTCCCGCACGATCTTGGTCAAGACTTCGCGGGCGCCGGACAGGACCAGCTCGGCCATCGTGGCGCGGCGGGTGAAGTCCTCCGGGCTCGGGTACACGGGGATGGGCGGGAGGGCGTCGGTGGGCTGGGCGGTCATGTCGCTCACCCCACCACTCGCAGGCCGCGCTCGGCGCACCAATTGCGGGCCTCTGCAATGCTCCAAAACGCGCGCGGCTCGGGGCGGGTGAAGTTACCGTGCGGCATATACCGCACGGTGACGATCAGCTTGCCGTCGTTCGTGGTTTCGGTGAAGCGGGCGGTGCCTTGGGTCATGGCGTCTCTCCGTTGTCGATGGAGAGACTGTACGCCCGGTGTACAGCACACGTCAACAGAAATGTGCGCCATGTGTACAATTATTTTTTGGGACTATTTTTGGATGGCTACCGCGCGGTGCCCGCGGATTGCTTTGTGCGGTGCAATATCAAGGTGGCCCGGCGGGCGCTCGTTCAGTAGTCTATTGATATCCGTGCGATATAGGACCGCCAGGGCCTCGATCATCTCGATCGTGGGCATTTGCCGCCCGCGCTCGATGCGCCCGAGTGAGGCGTGGGTGGTGGTGATATGATAACGCTCCAGGGCCTCGGCCGCCTGCTCAAGAGTATAGTCCCGGTATTCCCGCCAAAAGCGAATGCAGGTTCTGCGCCAGCGGAGTGGTTCATTTTGAGCCATGTACAGATTATGAACCGGGCATAAAGCGCGGTCCACGTCATAGCATGTACAAAAGCTCTTGACAACAATTGTGCGCCGGGTGCACATAGCGACATGCACCTCGCCGACTACATGGCCGACAAAAACCTCTCCGACGAGGAGGTGTCGGCGGCGCTTGGCCGATCGCGCGTCAGTGTCAGCCGATGGCGTCGCCGCCTTGTGCGCCCGAAATGGCAAGTGATCTCTAAAATCGAAATTTTTTCGGGCGGCATGGTCCGTCCTTCCGATTGGAAGGAAATCGACAGGGCGCCCGACACCGCTCGTAAGCACACAGTTCGTAAGCACGAAGCCGCCGAATAATTCAGTTCGACGTTGCGTCCGCGTAGCGTTGCGTGAGTAGCGCCTCTCCCATCCGGGGGAGGCGCAAAGGAGGCCGCATGAGCGCGCCGGTCGCCATCATCACTGGTCTTGCGCTGGCCTCGATCCTGGTGGCGGCCGTGAGCGTGCGGCAAGGTCCCCGCGCAGGCGGGGAGGCGCGGCCGTCGAAGCCCGCAGTCGAGGCGCGGCAGGTGGACATGCCGGTGCCACCCAAGGCCGATCGCCTGCCGCTGCCGGCGATCGCTGCCCCGGAGCCGCCGGCACCCGCGGTCGAGCCACTGCCTTTCCTGAGAGCGCAGCTCGAGCCGCCCGCGCCCAAGCCGCACTCAGATCCGGTCTGCGGCCCGCGCGGGCGTGTCTGGTACACGAAAGACAACGGCTGGCGATATTGGAGGTGTGTGAGATGACAGGCTCGAACCCATGGATCGTTGATCGTCACGGCGGGCGCTATTCTGATACGCGCAAGGTTCGCGCCACAGGGCCTGACGAAGCGTCAGTGAGGCCAGTATTTGAAACGATCAAGCACGACTTGCGACAGGGAGAAGTTAGGCTGCTCGACCCGACCGGAAAGATAGTCGATCGGTGTTGGGCGCCGCGCGCCAGAATTCATTTGGGTTGAATGCCAAATGACATGCAGGCACCCGCACTGGGAATCCGAGGCAGCGGTCGCAGACGGAATGTGCCCAATCTGCTTGGCGGCGGAGATCGAGCGGTGGCAGGCCGTCGCCTCGCAGGGCATCGCTATTGAGCGGGAGATTCGCATCGAGATCGAACGGCTGCGAGCCGAACGCGATGACCTGATGAATGCCAACGCGCTATTGCACGCGCTTATCGGCAACCGCGAGGCCGAGATCGAGCGGCTGCGGGCGGCGCTCAAACAGATCACGTCGGGAGGTTTGGGCTTATTCGGATCAAAAGAGGTTGCCCG